ATGACTTAACTGTTTTAGGTATATCAGCTGTTAAAACTGATTTTAATAGATCTGAAGGTGTTACATTAAATTATGTTGATCCAGCTAGTTTAGTTTATTCATATAGTGAAGATCCTAATTTTGAAGATTTATATTATGTAGGTGAAGTTAAATCAATTAGCTTGCCAGAGCTTAAAAAACAATTCCCTTATTTAACTGCTGAAGAATTAAAAGAAATACAAAAGTATCCAGGTAATCAAAACTACACTAGAAACTGGAGTGGTCGTTATGACGACAATACAGTTCAAGTAATGTATTTTGAATATAAGACTTATGCTAATCAAGTATTTAAAATAAAAGAAACAGCTAATGGTCTTGAAAAAGCTATAGAAAAAACTGATACTTTTAATCCACCAGAAACAGATTCATTTTCAAAAGCATTTAGAGCTATTGAAGTTCTTTATTCTGGAGCTAAAATACTAGGACATAACAAAATATTAAAATGGGAACTAGCTGAAAACATGACTAGACCATATGCCGATACTGTTAAAGTTAATATGAACTATAACATCGTAGCTCCTAGAATGTACAAAGGTCGCATAGAATCAATTGTAAGCAGAATAACTGGTTTTGCTGACATGATACAGCTAACTCATTTAAAACTACAACAGGTGATGTCTAGAGTAGTTCCTGACGGGGTTTACTTAGATATGGATGGTTTAGCAGAAGTAGATTTAGGCAATGGCACTAATTACAATCCAGCAGAAGCTTTGAATATGTATTTTCAAACAGGTTCTGTAGTTGGTAGATCAATGACTCAAGATGGTGGCATGAACCCAGGTAAAGTTCCTATACAGGAGTTGCAGTCTAGCTCCGGTGGTAATAAAATGCAATCATTAATACAGACTTACGAGTATTATCTTAAAATGATTAGAGATGTGACAGGACTTAATGAAGCTAGAGATGGTACATTACCAGATAAGCAATCATTAGTTGGTTTACAAAAATTAGCTGCTGCTAATTCAAACGTAGCAACTAGACATATATTACAAGCTAGTTTATACTTAACTCTTAGAACTTGTGAAAACATATCATTAAGAATAGCTGATGCTTTAATGTTTCCATTAACTATGCAGACATTAGCTTCTAGTATATCTAGATACAATGTAGCTACTTTACAAGAGTTATCTCAAGTGAATATGCATGACTTTGGTATTTTCTTAGAACTAGAGCCTGATGAAGAAGAAAAGCAAGTGTTAGAGCAGAACATACAAATAGCTTTAAAAGGTGGTCAAATAGATCTTGAAGATGCAATTGATATTAGACAAGTTAATAATTTAAAGTTAGCTAATCAAATGCTTAAGAAAAGAAGAAAAGAAAAACAAGCTAAAGATCAACAAATGCAACAGCAGAATATGCAAGCGCAAGCTCAAGCAAATGCTCAAGCAGCTGAACAAATATCTTTAGCAGAAGCTCAAAAGCAACAAGTTATATCTGAGCAAAACATTAACTACGAACAAGCTAAATCTCAATTTGCTATACAAAAAATGGAAAGAGAAGCTCAAATAAAACAACAGTTAATGGAGTTAGAGTTTAATTACAATATGCAGTTAACTCAAGCTCAGTCTAAAGCTAAGCAACAAGATGAGGCTTATAAAGAAGATAGAAAAGATCAAAGAACAGAAATGCAAGCTACGCAACAGTCTGAACTTATAGATCAAAGAAAAAATGATTTATTACCTAAAAACTTTGAATCCGCAGGTAATGATACTATGGGCGGTTTTGGTTTAGAGCAGTTTGGCCCTAAATAATTTTATATTAACTATTATATTATATTATGTCAGAAGAAATAAAAGAAAACCCTAAAGGGGAATTAGAACAAGGTGAGTTTAAGGTTAAGAAACCTAAAGTAAAAAAACTTACTAATAAAAAATCAACAACAGCTAAAATAGATTTATCTAAAAAAGAAGAGGTTAAAGAAGAAGAAAAACCTGTAGATAAAGTAATTATTAAAGAAGAACCTGTAATTAAAGAAGAAAAAGTAGAAGCTAAAGAAGAAGTAGTAGAAACAAAAGAAGAAACTACATCTCCTATATCTGAAATTACAGAAGAAGAAGTTGTTGAAGAAGTAAAAGCACCTATAGTAGAAGATGTTGTTGAAAAACAACCAGAAATAAAACTACCAGAAAACATAGAAAAATTGGTAAGCTTTATGGAAGATACAGGTGGAACAGTTGAGGATTATGTTAGATTAAATGCTGATTACTCAAGTGTAGATAAAGATACTCTATTAAGAGAGTATTACAAACAGACTAAACCACATCTTGATACAGATGAAGTTAATTTCTTATTAGAAGATAACTTTCATTATGATGAAGATTTGGATGAAGAGCGAGATATAAGAAAGAAAAAACTCGCTTATAAAGAAGAAATTGCTAAAGCCACTAACTTTTTAGAGGAAACCAAGAGTAAATATTACGACGAGATCAAGTTGAGACCGGGCGTTACTCAGGAACAACAAAAAGCTATGGACTTTTTCAATAGATACAACGAAGAACAAAAAATGGTTAAACAGCAACACGATACGTTTAAATCAACTACTAAAAATTTCTTTAATAACGAGTTCAAAGGTTTTGAATTTAATTTAAATGAAAAGAAATTTAGATACGGTGTTAATGATATAGACTCTGTTGCTAGTAATCAATCTGATCTTACGAACCTAATCGGGAAGTTCTTAGATAATAAAGGGGAAGTTAAAGACTATAAAGGTTATCACAAAGCTATTTTTGCAGCACAAAACGCTGATACTATCGCTAATCATTTTTATGAGCAAGGCAAAGCCGATGCTGTTAAAGATGTAATGGCTAAATCTAAAAATTTAAACAATGAACTTAGACCAACGTCTACGGGAGATGTTTTCATTGGAGGAATGAAAGTAAAAGCAATTAGTGGTGTAGATAGTTCAAAGTTAAAATTAAGAATAAATAAAAATAAATAAACTAAAAACATATAATTATGGCTTTTAATACAGGCGGAGCTTTTCCTGCTACTTTAGTACCTCATCAAACTCAAATGACGCTAGCGTCTAACTACTTGAGCTTTGATAATGCTACTGGTGGAAACTTCGCACAACAATATCTACCTGAGCTTTATGAAGCTGAAGTAGAAAGATACGGAAACCGAACTTTAGGTGGTTTCTTAAGAATGGTAGGCGCTGAAATGCCTATGACATCTGATCAAGTAATTTGGTCTGAACAAAATAGATTACACGTTTCTTATGAAGGTTGTATTATATTAGCTGGTGGAGTTACAATGACTGTTCCAATTGAAGCTAATAAATCAAATGCAATTAAAGTAGGTAATACTATAGTAATTTCAGATGGTTTAACAACTGTTAAAGCTAGAGTAACTATAGTAGGAGCTCGTAATGCTGGTACTGGTTTATCAACTGTTACTTTTGAAACATATCAAGTTGCTACTGCAATTGCTGGTGGATTAGCTGCTGCTACTGTAGTTAAGACTTTTGTATATGGTTCTGAATTTGCTAAAGGTTCTGGTGGAGCTGATGCTGCTGGAAGTAACTATGCTGGAATGTCTAGTATTCAACCAACTTTAACACAATTTTCTAACAAGCCAATTATCTTAAGAGATAAGTTTGAAGTGTCAGGTTCTGATACAGCTCAAATTGGTTGGGTAGAAGTTGCTACTGAAGATGGAACAAATGGATACTTATGGTATTTAAAGTCTGAGTCTGAAACAAGATTAAGATTTGAAGATTACCTAGAAATGTCTATGGTTGAAGCTGAAAACAACGGTGCTAATGGTATTGTTGATTTAGGCGCAGGTGCTGTAGGTGCTGCTGAAGCTGGTCCTGGTTCTGAAGGTTTGTTTGCTGCTATTGAAGCAAGAGGAAACGTTTATAACGATTTCGCTGGTGCTGCTGCTCCTGGAGCTGGTGCGTTAGGTGATTTTGATACTATCCTAAAACAACTAGATACACAAGGTGCTATTGAAGAAAACATGTTATTCTTATCTAGAGCTACTGCTCTTGATTTTGATGATATGATTGCTGCTATGAATGGTGGTTATGCTTCAACTGGTGCTGCTTCTT